CTGCTGCCATTCGACCGAGCTCATCACATTGATGCCCACCAGGGCCAAATCGTCATAGACCGGGGTGCTGGTATTGGGCGTGATCTCATTGATGTAGACCACTTCATGCTCGGGGCCGCTCGCGGCGCTGCTCTGCGCTTCTTCGTAGACGAAAGCCTCAGCCAACTTGCCCCAGGTGTCGAGGTAACTGCGATCGGCGGAGCTGCCGTAATTGCTTGGATCCAACTCAGGGATGCCCTTCCCTTCACCACGCACTGCAGCGATGGCGAACTGCTCGGCTGTGCGCGGCACTGATTCGCCGTTGAAGGCAACCGTCACAGAACCATCTGTAATCACCGGCCTGCTGCTCAGCCGAGCATCGAGCACGTAGAGCGTGCCAGATCCATTGCGCACTTCAAAGCCACTCAGCGGCTCGATCTGGAATTCCCACTGCTTGATTGAAGGCATCACCAGCTGCACGTAGTTGAACACGTTCTGCTGGGTGGCGCCACGGATGCCATACGTGTTGCCGAGCGTAGTGAAAGCGTTGCCGCTGCCAGCTTCGCGGTAGCTGATCTTAAAAAAGCTGTAGCGCTCCTCTGTAGTGGTGATCGTGTTCGATTGGAATACGTCCACCTTGAGAGTGGAGCCGCGCTCGATGATGTCGTTTTGACGGCTTTTGCAGGCACGCCAATCCGCATCCTCAAAGCTGATCGAGTCCTTGAGGTTGCAAAAGCCGTTGATGCGGATACCAAGGCGCGAGCGGATGCCGAACTCAACCGCCTGACAAGGCCGGCTGGTGGAAACACTTGCGATGGCGCAGCGCAGCACATGGCCATCGACTGTGGCCACGTTGCGCAGTTCGTAGCTGCCTTCGAGGTAAGTCTTGCCATCGCGCTCGATGTTGGCCTGAGTATTGAGTGCAACGCCACCAGGCCGCACGGTGGTGAACACTGCTGTCACCTCAGTGCCAGAACCGGAAGACACATCAGCCTCTGAAACGAAAGCTGCGTCTGTGCGACTGGTGCAGATTGCCAGCGCTGAGCCGACCTTGTAAAGCTCGCCGGGAATGATCGCGTCATCCCATGTTTTCTGCCGGCCAGCGACGGTGCCGGCCACATCGGCACATGGCTCGATGTGGATCTGTGAGGCGTCGAATTTCAGATCCTTGGTCACCGTGACGGTGCCGGTGCCGGTGACGCTGGTGCCGCCAGGCAGACGAAAGACGATCGGCTCGTTGGTGTTATCAGCGTCCACATCAACATCACCGCCACCACCGCTGCCGCTGACGCTGGTGACCACTGTCACGCCGTCGATAGTAGTTGTGGTTGTGTTGATGCTGATGCCGCTCAATGTCACGCGCTTGAGCTTCTGCTTCGACTTATGACGCATCCGAACTTTCACGGTGTATTTGCACACCGCTTCATCGTCATCGTCAGCGACAGCCGGGTTCGTGAAGGTAACGCGGAACTTGCTGGCCTTCAATACCTCGGCTGCAGTGTCGAGATTATCGGTGTCGTCGTAATTGCCAAGGCCAGTGCAGTTGAAGCTAAAGGTGGCATTTAGCGTGCCCTTGCCGTCTGTCACGGTCACACTATTGACCGTTACGCTCAGACGGCTGCGCAGGTCGTAGACGGCTTCATCGTCATATAGATAAACCCATTTCGCACGGTTGTTTTCTTTGGCGGGCTTGTTGTAGCCACCAGATCCGTCTTTTGTGATCTGTTCAGTGCTTGAAGACCATTTGGTCGTATCGGTCAGCACCCGTAGTTCACGGCTGAACTCAGTGTCCTTATCGCTGCTGGGATAGAGCTTGTAGGTGATCGTGCTGCCGACACTGCCGACGCTGCCGCTCACCAGGCCGCTGCGGCTGCTGAAGTAGGTCTGCGCCTTCTTCCGCTGTGCCCAGGCCACGTCGTCGATACGGCACTTCACTTCCGCGTCGCCATCATCGCCATACGGCACCAGCTGCGCCTGCCGGCGGGGCCTAATCACCGGGTTGACCTTGAAGCCAAGGTCGTTGCCGATCAGCGTGTAAACGCCGAAGACCGTTTGATTGTTCGGCCTGGTGGCGCTGCAGAAATCAGCGGCCCAAGCATTGCCGCGGCGCACCATGAATACATCAGAGCCGCCAGCGTTCTGGGCATTGCCCACATCGGCCGCAGCAGCGCGGCCGAAAATCTGATCACCTGACGCGATCCTGGTGGTGAGGCCACCATCCACACGGCCGTAGACGGTGAGCCTGCTGCCGGCGCTGTTGGCACTGAGATTGCCGAAGTCGTAGCTGGCCAGTGTGTTGCCGCCTGCTGCGAAGTTTTTCAGGTCGATGCCGCCGATCGGCCCTTCGCTGATCAAGAAAATGGCACGCAGTAGCTGGCTGCCTCCAAGGCTGTAGATCTGGCTCCACAGCATCGGGGTGCTGACGCGCACGCCGCCATAGGTAGTGCCGCTGATCGCTTCACGCAACGCGTAGACCAGCGGGATGGTGCTGCCCAGCGTTGTGATGTCCTGCGTGCTGTCGAAGCCGTAGCGCGGGGTGAAGCGTTGGTTGTTGGTGATTGGTGCATCACCACGGGCGCGAGCCTGCAGCTGTGCTGGCCGGCCGCCAGGGCCCTGTGGGATCGACGGCTTGAGCAGCAGCGAGGCCACCTGGAAGCCGACGCTGATCACGCCAAGCACGATGGCGATAATCACCTCAGTGCCGGCCACCACAGCAGGCGCTGGCTGCTCCCTAGACCGGCGCTGAACTTCCGCCCTGAAATACAGGAACTGTTCGTCTGTCAGCCCCAGCAGTTCGGCGAGATAGCGATCGGATGGCAGCATCAGCGGAACCTGTAGAAACGAAGGCTGGGCATCAACGACAACGGCACCCAGGCCACGCCACGCTTGTGATGTACCAGCAGCAGACCGCCATCTACAACGATACCGACGCCCAATCCGGCCCGACCATTCCGAAACAAGGTCACAGCATGGTCTTCAGGATTGTCGAGCTCGATCGTGCCATCTCGCCAGAGGGTCTCAAGCTCGCCCCAGTGGCCTTGCCTGGCCATCTCAAGCCAGTAGGCATTGAATTGAGGGTGATCAATCCCGGCATCATCGAGGATGCGCCAAACCATCAGCAGGCAATCAGCCGCCTGACCGTCTTCAGGATCGGCGCCGAATTCGTGCGGTAGCCCGATCCAGCGCTTCCAATCCATCAGCTGATCACCAAGCTGCCGGTGCTGGGCAGAGCGCCCACCAACTTGGTGGACAATCGCCGCTTAGGGATATCCCCCTTGGTGGCATCGAGCGGGCTGGACAGGCGCAGCACCACCTTTTGCGTGTCCATCTCATACTGGGCCACCCGCCAGAGCTCGGTGCGCACCAGCACGTCATCGGCGAAGGTTTCAGGATCGAGGCTAACGGTCTTCACCTCCAGCAGATAACGATTCTCAGCGGCCTCGGCGAACAGGTTGACGCTGATGGGGTCAAGGCCAGCGATCAGGCTGGAGTCGCTGCGGTCGCCGCCTTTGCTGCCGGCTCCAAGCGTGTAGGCAAAGGGCGCGAATTGGTAGGTCACACCGCCATAGATCCTGGATTGATTGATCGTGAAATTCTGGTAGGCGTAGGCAGTTGCCGCGCCTGCACTGGTCAAAAACCGCGAGTAGTTGACGAAGGCGAACGCGCTCATGCCATCCCCACCCGCTTACGCGTCTTCACCGAGTTTTGCAGGGCACTGAGCGCCAGGGCCCGACCACGCTCAGCAGCCTGCGCCATGCCCTTCTGGTGCTGCTCAGCAGTGACGTATTCAACGCCATTGATCACCTGCGATTCATAGCGCACGTCGATTGGCTTCGGATTGTTTAGGGCTGTGATTGTTTCGCGCTCGCTGCGTTCCGCCATCAAAAGCTCAGGAGACTTTGTGAATGGGATGTTGCTGGTGCTGGGAACGGTGGAGCCGACCATGCCGGGGCCGCGCTGGCCATCGGCCCAGTTGCTCATCGCTGCGTTCATCTTGGAGAACGGGATGATCGCCTCAGGTTCACCGCCTTCGCCGACCATGGCGAGGGTTGGCCTGGTGACGATGCCACCAGCAGCAAAGCCGGGCAGAAAACCGCTGAAGCCTGCAGTGCTGCCTGGTGTCCCGATCGAGCCGAGGCCAAGGCCTGCGCCAGAAATGGGCGTGCCGCTGATGTCAGGCACGCCAGAGCTGCCCAGGGCACCGGCGCCGCTCAGCCCGCTAGCGCTGCTAAAAATCTTGGACAGCGATTCGAGGATCGTGATCGTGATCAGCTGCGTGATGATCTGAGCAGCCATCTCCATGAAGGCGTCTGCTGTCGCCTGGAAGAAGCTGGCCAGCGCTTCCTTCGCCGTCATGCTGCCGGAGATCAGGCCGCGGAAGGAATCGCCGAAGGCGCGGCCCATGCCTTCAGCAGCACCGCGGATCACGTTGAGCGGGGCCACCAGCTCCTGCAGGCCAGCACGCGCCTGGTCGATCATGTCGGTGAGGCCAGCAGCGAAGCCATCGCCGGCGCCGAAGTCCATCGCCTGCATGGCTTCTGCGGCAGCCTGCTGCGCCTCAGTGGCCTGCAGTTGGCCCAGCTTCAGGATCCGATCAATGTCGGCCTGTTGGCCCATGGCGTTGAGCAGCTGCTGCGCCAGGCCGGTGCCTTCGGCATTCACCAGGCCCTCGAACATCAGCGCACCGCCGCTGAGCTCGCGCAGTTCGAGAATCGTCTTTTTGATGCGCTCGCCTTCGTCAGCGATCGTGTTGAGCGCCTCCTGGTATTCGCGCTCGATCGCCTCACGGGCCGTTTCACCGAGGCCCTGAGTGGCGAGGTTTACGTCACGGATGCGGCGTTTCAGGTCTTCGGCTAGCTCAGCGCTGCGCAGCAGGGCGTTGTTGTAGTCGTTGGCGGCCTTCTCTGCTGCACGCTCCGCTTCAGTGGCCGCACGGCGTGACGCAGCATCAGCCTCGCGCTCCTCACGCAGGTTGCGCAGCTGAAAGGCGCGATCACCAGCACCAGCGCCCGGCGCAGCGGAATCAGTCCAAAGGCTTTGGAACTGCCGCACGCTGGCGTTAAAGCGTTCGCGGAAACCTGCACCAAAGCGATCCGCCTCAGCCACCGCACCAGCAAAATCGCCTTTGAAGACCAGAACCGTGCGCTTAGCGAAGGAGCCGATCAGCTGCGCCGCTTCATCCACCAGCTTCACCATCGCCAGCAACACGGTGGTGACGCTGCGGATGCCGAACTTGATCACATCAAACAGGGCAGTCCAGTCCTGTTTTGAATTGAACAGCTCGGAGAACACGTCGATGATCGACTGCAGCGCTGGCAGCAGTGCATCCATCAACTGCATCTGGAAGCCTTGCGTTCTGAAGCCCAGCTTTGTGATGCTGTCGTTGAAGACCTCAGAGCGCTGTGCGAATTCATCGCTCAGCTTGTAGTTGAACTCATCGAATGATTCGCTGCCACTGTTGAGCATGGTGATCAGCTCACCGCCTGACTGGCCGGACAGTGACGTTGCCGCGGCTGCCTTCTGCGCACCATTTGGCATATCAGCAAAGCCATCCGAGATCTCGCGGAATGCTTCTTCTGTGCTTTTCAGCGTGCCGTCTTCTTTCTTGATTGAAATGCCCAGCTGTTGGAAGCGCTTCGTCAGTTCTTCGTTGCCTTCGGCCGCGGCAACCATGTTGAGGTTGAGCTTCGTCAGGCCTTTGATCAGC